AAAAGACTGGCAACCGAAAAAGAAAGTCGAAGAGCAATATTACAGTGACATCCGCCAGATCATCGAGCAGGTGATCAAAGGCAATGTCAATGTAATTAACGCCCAAGAGTTTCTTCGTAAGTACGCTTGGCAGGCGGCTCAGCGTATGGTTGTTGGTCTACTCTATGATGGAGCTAATTCATGGAGAGCTGCGGCCCGTGAGTCAATGCAGGGTCGTCGCATCTATGAGGCATTGCGGTCTGAGCTACAGGGTCCGGTGGGAGTGAGAGTTAGACAGTTAGTCCAGCAGAACGCTCGACTTATCAGCTCACTCCCCTTAGAGATTGCTGAGAAAGTCGCCCAGCAGGTCGCTGAGTCTCAGCAAGCGGGCGAGCGGGCAGAGAACTTCAGTTCGAAACTGATGGCGCATCTCACCCGCTCACGTGCCCGTCTTATCGCTCGTACTGAGACCAGTAAAGCGAGTACAGCTCTAACGCAAGCAAGATCAGAAGAGCTTGGGCTACAGTGGTGGATATGGCAGACTTCACAGGATCAGCGCGTGCGCTTAGCTCATCGCAAGATGCAAGGCGTATTGTGCAGCTGGAATGATCTTCCCGCACCCGAGCAGCTTGTAGGTGAGAAGTCAGCTGGTCACTACGCGGCTGGTAATATCTATAACTGCCGATGCTACCCAGAACCTTTGTTGTATCTTGATCAAATCAAATGGCCCCATCGCTGCTATCGTGCGGGCAGTGTTCGCTATGTTACACGGTCTGAGTTTTTTAGAATCGCACGAATTCCAATCCATCAGGAGGCAGCATGATCGGTCAGCAAGGAACTACTATCGCTACTGAGATTCTTCCCGGCACTGTCGGTCTTACGGGAGGTTCTCAAATGGTTTCTCTACAAAGCTCAGCCGATGGTCTTGTGGCTCACGCCGGCGGCGGACAAGCTAGCGCAACCCCAATCACAACCAAATTTGCTCGGTTCTCAACTGTGGCAACTTTGAATGACAGCTCGATTCTTCCCGCCGCCATCGCAGGATTGAGTGTTACGGTGCGTAATGATGGCGTCGCCGCGATGAATGTCTTCCCACAGAATAACGGGGACATCATCAATGCTCTCGCTGTGAATACTGCTCTGTCTTGCGCGGCTGCCAGTACGACTGTTTTCCGCTGCTACACTACGGGCAAATGGGTAAGCAACTAGACGACCCACGTTCACTGCCTCGTGCCGGAAAGATTCGGGTGTTTTGTAAGAGATGTGGTCAGGAGATGAAGCTCGTAGGGCGTTACTGGTATTGTTCAAATCCAGATTGCCCGGAAGGAGGTAAGAACTGTGCCCCTTGAAAGCGGTAGCTCGCGGGAGGTCATCTCGCACAATATCGAGAAAGAACGGGAAGCTGGCAAGCCCGAGAAACAGGCTATTGCTATTGCTATGAGTAAAGCGGGCAAGAGCAAAGACGATGCCAAGAGTTTTCAAGCTATGGCTGACAGCTTGCATCGCAAGAATGTTACGAAAGACGCTGTGCTCAACTGGGCGGGGGGTCGCTATGACTACTCGAACGGGAGAGGTGATAACAAGAAACCAAAACCCGATGTGAGTGGAGTCTAAGATGGCTCAATTCTATGCTGATCGAATAGCTCTCGGTTCACATCGAGCACGCACACCCGAAGGTTTTCTCGTGTGCTTAGGGATTCCCTTTGCCCGAACAGGCATTCAGGAATACCGAGAGAGCGAGATCATGCAGGGAGGTAATCCCGATAAGGTTGTGAAGATCATTCGCACCAGCGAAGAAGTCTTCAATCCAGCTACGCTGGCAAGCTTTGAAGGAAAGCCCATTACCTATCGACATCCGCCCCAGTTTGTTACACCTGACAACTGGAACACTTATGCAAAAGGTCACGCTCAAAACATTCGAATGGGACCGAAACTTTCGGACGGTGAGCAGTCACTGGTCGGTGATCTCGTAATCACAGACTCCTCTCTCATCCCGAAAATCGAGAGCAATTTGGTCAGCGAACTCAGCGCTGGTTATAACACTGAGTACGTACCTGACCCTCACACCGACAACGTATATCGGCAAACCAAGATACGCGGCAATCATATTGCTGTGGTTCCAAACGGTCGAGCCGGGAACGCGGTCAAAATTTTAGATTCAGAGGAGGGTGATGTGCCTGAACCAGCAGTAGCACAGGACGACAAAGTGAGTCTCTCCACTTTGAAGACCTTTGTAGATTGGGTTCGGACTCTGGGGAAGGCAACTGATGCCCCCGAGTCTGAGTCTGTAAAGAAAAACGAAGAAGTTAACAAAGAGGCTCTTGAACGGGCGAAAGCTCGAAACAAGGACTCGGCTGAAGACAAGGAGGAGGAAGGAATGCCCGACAAAGAGAAAGAGAAAGCGGAGAAGGAGAAGGAGGGGAAGTTCAAAGAAGCCACCGACTCCTTGATCAATGCCGCCAATACGCTTGCTCGTGTCGCCGATGCTCTGGACAAGAAGTACGGACAGGACGACGACGATGACGACGACAAGAAGATGAAAGACAAGAAAGCCAAAGATCGTCACAAGTCACACGACGAAGGCGAAGAAGAGGAAGAGAAGAAGAAACCCTTCCAGAAGAAGGAAGAAGACAACGAAGAGGAAGAAAAAGAGGAGAAGAAAGAACACTCTGAAGATGCCGACCTCATCGCTGTCGAAACTCAGTCTCCCGAAGATCGACCGAAGAATCCGATCCCGGGTGCCGACAAAGCGCTTGATGCTCTGCGAGCGCTGCGTCCCTTCATCGCCAAGAGCAATGACAAAGCATTGAAGATCAAATTCAATGATGCCATTCTCGCTGTGAAGAGCGGGGGCACTGCGGATTATGCTTCTCTGCTCGACCCCAGAAAGCCCGAAGATGTTGTGAATGGCGAGAGCAAGAGCAAAGTGCTTGCATTCGGCGCTCACGATTCCAAGGCAAATGATGACTTTGTTTCACAAGCCAGAAAATATCACCGGCGCAACGTCGGAGAAGCTGCCGCCCAAATTCGGACGGCGGGAAAGGAGTAGTTGAATGCCTGGAACGGTAGTTGGAACTCAGATGAACAACGGATTTCCCGGCAGCTTTTCGCGTAACGGCGACAGCATTGTTAACAGCCGCCAAGTGAAAGCAAGTGACAGTGCCGGTCCCGCGTTTGGAGCAGCGGTCGTGCTGAATCCAGACTCAACCGGAGGTACTTTCAGTGACGCTGCTGTCAGCGTAGCGAACGGCACCAATCCCACAATGAGTCAGGGTGTAGCAGGCTCATTCGTTGGATTTGCTGTTCGTGAGGTTTTCACGCTGCTTGCAACGAACTTCATTGGAGCCCCTCAGCTGCCTGCCATCCAGACCTACGCGCCCGGCCAACCGTGCGACGTTCTGGAGCGTGGTGCTTGCGTAACTGTTGTGAAAGACCCGCAAGCAGCCGGTTACAAATCCGGTCAGAAGGTCTATTTGCGAATCGCACTCAACGGCGCTTTTCCGAGCGCTAAGGTTGGCGATCTCGAAACCGCAGCTGATGGCGTTAATACAATTCAGCTCACCAATGTTTTTATGACCACAGGCGTAGTGGATGCGAACAGCGTCCTCGAAGTCACTGTGCTGAGCCGCAACACGCCGTAATCAAGGAGGACAGGACAAATGCAGCCAATTGGCAACACTCGGTTTGCTCGGGAGGCAGCGAATCCCGCTCTCCTTCAGCAAGCTTTCGATTCGATGTTAGCTGGACGTTTGCAGTCTGGCTCATTGCGTGTTCAGGCTATGGACGCCGCTGTCGCTGGTGGTATGGCGTTTCTGGAGTCAGAACTCGAAAAACGCGATCCCAAGGTACGTGAGCCACTCACGTCCGTAACGTGGATGCGCGATATCCCGGTCAAGTCGGGTGGCGGATGGGTTGACTTCACAAGCAACCTGTTCGTTGACTACGGGATCAGCGGGCCGAATGGTTACGGCATTCAGGGTAACCAGACGACCACCATCCCAATCGTGCAAGCGAACTTGACGAAGGACATCTATCGGACGTTCAACTGGGGAAACGTTCTGAAGGTGAACTTCATCGACATCCAGAAGTTACAGGGTGCCGGCCGTTCGCTTGATGACATGCTTGACAAAGGTGTGAAGCTGAATTGGAACAAGTCGCTTGATCAGCTCACATACCAAGGTCCGTTTGCTTCAGCCGCATTCCCCGGCTTGATGAACAATGCCAATGTCACTGCTACCACAGTAGCGACAGGGGCTAGCGGCTCGAAGCTTTGGGTCAACAAGACTCCAGCTGAGATTCTGTACGACGTGAACACCGTTATGGTGAGCACGTGGGCGGCGTCTCAGTATGACCTGACGGGCATGGCGAATCACATTCTGATTCCGCCAGCGCAGTTCGCCTATATCGCTTCGCAACTTGTGAGCGGGAATGGCAGTGTCAGCATCTTGACTTATCTGTTGGACAACAATATCGGTAAGTCTCAGGGTATTGACCTGAAAATCTTCCCGTCTCGCTGGTGCATCGGCGCTGGAGCTGGTGCAACAGATCGCATGTTGGCGTACGTCAATGACGAGGACCGCGTGGTGCTGGATGTCACAGTGCCGATTCAGCGCGTCATGACCACTCCCAACATCAGCAGCGGCGGAGGGGCTTATCTGACGCTGTATCAAGGACAGTTCGGTGTTGTGAAGTTCCTGTACTTCCAGCCCGCTCTGTACGCAGACGGCCTCTAAAAACAAGGCGACACTGTGATGACTATTGAACTTGATGACCAACCGGGTCGCTGTATAAGCGATCACGATCTCGGGGCGCTCGCTGACTGGGCGAACAAACAAAAGCATCTCTCTGCCAATCTTGAATTCAAAAAGTGTTTTGCCATGATTCGGGAGGGCGCAGATACTTTGCTCAGAAAGCGGGCGCTCGCTACCAGATTCCAAGAAAAAGGAAAATTATGATTACAATTTTCAGTCGCATTGCTATTCGATTCTCGAATCCCTCTGTGAACTTGCTCAGCAAGCCACGTCCCAACGAGAGTCCCGAAGAAACTGCCAAGCGAGTCGCTGCCGACTCCTCTAACCTCGACCGTCCGCGCCAGAAGAATCAACCTTTGTACTTTGAGACGATTCCCGGCGAAGTACAATCAGCTCCCGATTGGATTGCCGAAGGCCCTGACAATGCCTGGCTGTGGGAAAAGCACGGTCAGGATGGAAACATCATGAAAGTGCAATCTGAGGTTCCGATCTCTCAGGATGCTGAAGTAAAGAGGGCGGAGAAGAGCTTGGAACAATCGGCTGCACAGAATGAAGACACCGCAGCCAATGACGAAGACACCGAAGGTCAGGGAATCTTCGATGAGAGTAACTCACAGAAAGAACAGAATGACTCCGCTCGTGCTGTTCCTCCAGGTGCGAAGCGCAAGAAAGTGACGGGCAACTAACATGGGACTTACGCCGCCAAGCATTGATGTATTGCTCGCAGAGTGGTGGGGGGGAGGTGTTGAGTGTCTCTCATCCAACATCTATGCTTCTCTCGCTTCCAATCTGGTGTTTGGCGGCAATCCCTTATACCAGATTTCAGACTTTCTTGCTTTCTACCCTAAGTTTGGAACTTACGCTCAGGCTATCTCCGCTGCTTCGCCTAATGCTACTCCAGGCACGGGCTATGCCCTAAATGACATTTTGAATGTGATACAGAATGACGCCTCAGGTGGGCAGCTCAAAGTTACTGCTGTGAATGCAGGAGTGCCTACAGCTTACGCTGTTCAAACCGGAGGTAGTGGCTATCAGGTAGCTCAGGGGCTGAGCACTACAGGTGGAACTGGCAATGGTGCTCTGATAGACATCACTTCTCTTATCGCCCCATCTGGGATGATCGTGCCTACAGCCGTGATTCAGACGTTTATCAATTTGGCATCTGCGAGTTTGCAGAAAGCCCGTTGGACAAGTAGCTGGCTACTCGGCATGCATTTCTTTGTGGCTCACTATTGCACGCTCTACTTGGAGAGCGAAGGCAATCCCACATCAATTCCCGGACAAGTCGCAATGAGTGGCATGGGTAAGGGAATTCTCGTGAGTAAGGCTGCCGGCGACGTGAGCGGCAGCTATGAACCTATCATCGATGAAGATTGGGGAAGCTTCAATCTCACGTGGTACGGTCAACAGTTAATTACCATAGGGAAGGTCATCGGCATGGGTCCGATGTATGTCCTATGAGCGAACAACTCTTTGGAAGATTTCTAATTAGCTCCGCTCTTGATACTTCGCAGCGTCTTAGCGCCACTGAAGCTGGCTATATGGAGCTAGAAGGTGCGGTCAAAGATGCTGACTGTCATAAGGTCGAAGTAAAAGATGGCGTATCTACTAAGCTTGGTTGCTGCAATGAATTCAAGCCAGAGAACAGCGGTGTCCAGCAATTTCGCTGTGGCAACTGCAAGTTTCTCAAGGAGCTATCATGAGTGATTTCGTGGAAGCCGCAAAAGCTTTTCATCGTCAGCCTATTCTCAAGGCTCGTGATCAATTCACCAAGAGCGATAAGAAGCAGGGCCTCAGAGAAACTGAAAGAATCAACTAAGGGTGAGACACTGAATGAGTGGTTTGAGAAAAAGAAGACGGGAAAAGATTGCGATGCAGCTATGTCGCCTGATGGTGATCTCATCCCTGTAGGCGATGATGATCACGATTTTACTCCAAGCATGAGCGCAAAAGAGAAAGGCGCTGAGAGCACATCAGGCGACGAATGGTCACCCGAGGCAAGAGAGAAAGCGGCTGAGGCTCGCAAATATGGGAGCAAAAAAAGCCAAGTTACCCGCAAAGAGCTGGCAGAGCACGAAAAGAAATTGTCTTCTTACACTGAAAAGAATGGGATCACTCGAAAGAAGCCGGGCAATGTCAGCAAAGAAGAGTGGTCGGGCTATCAAGAGCACAAGCGAGAAGGCGGAGAGATGAGCTTTCAAGAATGGAGAGGTGAGTAGTGAAATACGGTCGTCTACCAAAGCAGGAACACCCAAAGACACTTCGCATGGCGAAGTACTTTGACGCTATCTTACCCAACGCTCATGAGAAAGTTTATCGTGAGTATGCCACTCCCCCTTCTGCCAAGCTGATGTTTGGCAATGACTCATACGGTGACTGTGTATGGGCAATGATGGCTAATAAGATCATCCATGACTCCGTGCATGCCGGTGTAGTTCTGATCCCAACTCTTGACCAAGTGCTCGAAGCTTACTCTGCTGTGACTGGTTTCAATCGGCAGACGGGTGCAAACGATAATGGAACTGTAATGGTCGATGCTTTGAACTACATGCAGACAACTGGCATTGCCGGTTACAAGATTCTTGGCTGGGGTCAAATCGATCATACCAATCGCGCTCACCGCAATCTTGGTTGCGATCTCTTTGGCTGTACTCTTGTGGGAGTGAATTTTCCCGATACGGCAATGGCTGAATTCAGTCAGGGGAAATCTTGGACGGCTCTCGATGGAGACAGTGATGGCGGTCATGCCATTCTTCGTCCTGGGTACGGCGCTGCCGGCGATGATTATGTAACGTGGGCGCGTTGGGATCAGAAAGCTTCGAGTGCTTGGAGTTATGCCTTCGTGGATGAGGAGTATGTCTGCATTACTCAGACTTGGCTCGACATCAGCAAAAACGCCTCTCTGAAAGATTCTATTTGGAATGATCTCAAAGCTCTGAGTCAATGAAGCCTACAGCGAATCTGAAACAGAGCGGGCCTGGCGGGAAGGCTATTCTCGAAGGCTTAAAGGATCTTACAGGCTCTCACGTTTTTGTTGGCATCCCTGAGAAAAATGCTTCACGCAATAAGCAGGCAATCAATAATGCTGAGCTTGCTTTCATTCATACTCACGGTGTCCGCGGTTGGAAGATGCGTAACGCCATGGACATTGCGATGAAAGGCGGAAAGCTCCCGTACTCTCAAGCGCTTGCGCTGTATATCCATACTTTTGGTTCACCTCTGTATCAAGTGCCACCTCGCCCGATCATCGAACCAGCTATTGAAGATAAAACTAACCACAAGATGATTGATGCCGAGTTGAAACTGGCAGCGAAGGCAGCTCTCGAAGGTAAGAAAACAGAGATGAAGAATCACTTAAGACGAGCGGGAATGATTGCTCAGAATGTCGTTCGGGCTTGGTTTACGAATCCCAAGAATAACTGGGCCCCGAATGCTCCCAGCACGATTGCCCGGAAAGGCTCTGATAAGCCGCTCATTGATACAGGTGATCTCCGTAAGTCGATTACCTATGTTGTGGAGGTCAAGTGATCGAAGTTGATGACATTGTGAATGATCCTGATCTCTCGGAGTCGTTCACAATTACCCGTACAACAGGTACTTATCAAATCGGTGGTTGGGTTAAAAACGTGCCTCAAGTGATTCAAGCTTACGGGGCAGTGCGTAATACTTCAGGGAAAGAAATTGAGATGGTGCCTGAAGCGGACCGTATTAAGAATACGCTGACATTTCGCTCAACAGTTCCCATGTTTGAAACCAATGAAGCCAACAACGAGATCAGCGACATTCTCACATTTCATGGTGATGACTATCGTATCCTGGCAGTGAAAGACTACTCTTCTCAAGGCTATTATCTCGCAGTGGCGACTATTATGGGTGGCGCATGAGTTCTATCCCTTTAGCTCCGAATGTAATCCAGCCGCTCATGCAGATTGTCACAATGCAGGCTCTGGGAATAAACCCGACTGATCCGAGTGCTCCCGGAACTGTTAGAGTTGGGTGGCAGACTCAGGGTCAACCTGCTCAAACGATTGATCAGGATGTGATCTACATTCGCTGCATAGAAGAGGATGACGAATACAATCGGATTCGAGATCAAGAGATCACTGACTCGCCCCCTATAAGCGTCCTAATTACGACGATATACACGAGAGTCTGGCGCACGTTCTGGACGTTCTACGGGCCCAACAGCTTTGATAATGCTCGTATTGTGAAGTCGTTTCTACTGTCGCAAGAGGGTCATGACTCTCTACTTGGAGCCAATGGTACATACGGTCAGCTCCCAGTTGGAACAGGGGGCTATGGTGGAGGACAGATCAGTATCTATCTTGTGACGGATATCCCGGCTCCTCGACGAGTCCCAGAGAATCGAAATGGGCAGTGGTGGGAGCGAGTTGATTTTGATTGCCAGTTCAATGAACAAGTTACTGAGACCGAGATTGTAAACACCGTAGCTAGCTCTGAAATTATTACAGAGAATGAGAATGGTGTTGTGTCTGACATCGTAGTGCAAGGCTCATAGGAGGAAACAATGTCTAGCCCCGCAACTTTGCCGCTGAGTCAGATTGTGGATGTAGAGATTTTCGTCTCTCCACAAGCTCCTCCGCTGCCAACATTTAATCAGGGTCTCATTATCGGCCCGAGCGCACACATCCCTTCCGTGGGCGGAGTGAATCCTCGCATCCGTCAATATGCGACTCTTGCAGCTATGGTCACGGACGGTTTCCTTACAACTGACCCAGAATATATTTCAGCGAGTTTGTATTTTGGTCAAAACCCGCCTCCACAATTACTCTGGATAGGAAGACAAGATTTGACTGCCATTGCCACCGTCACTCTCGCAGCGGGTGGTACAGGTTACTCCCTGAATGACATATTGACTGTGACACAGGGTGGAGCTAGTCTCGGCGAAGTAATAGTAACTGGAGTGAATGCCGGAGTCATCACTTCCATTGCAGTGCAACAAGGAGGTACTGGTTATTCTGTCGCCAATACTCTTGCTACCGCCGGCGGAACCGGAGTAGGAGCCACTGTTAATATCACTGCAATTGGTGAGACTGCTCTGCAAGCTGTCCAAGCCTGTCGAACTGCGAGCTTAGAGTGGTGGGCTGTTATGGTCACAGATGCCGCAAAAGCTGACCATGAAGCAATTGCTGCTTACATGCAGACTGCTACTCCAGTTGGTTGCTACTTCTTCACCACATCCGACGCTGATGCTCTTGCAGGAACTGCCGGCAACGTTTTCAGTGCTTTGAAGGCCCTGAACTACAATCGGGTGTTTGGTCAGTACGCCACTACGCAGAGCGGCGCTTTTCCGAATAATGCCTATGCTTGCGCAGCTGCTATGGGCATTGCAATGGGGTCGAATACAGGGCTAGCAAATTCGGCTTTCACGATGAAGTTCAAAAAAGAAACGGGGGTAGCTACCGAGCCTCTAAGTCTGACTTCTATCGGAGTGATTGAGGGTAACAACGGCAATCTGTATCTCAGCTACGGAAACACATTCTCATTCTTAGAACAGGGAGTGGTTTCTAATGCCCAATTCTTCGATGAGATTTTGAATCTTGATATGCTGTCTTCTGCCATTCAGTTTGCGATTATGGACTTGCTCGTAGGCAGTCCCAAGATTCCACAGACTGATGCAGGACAAACTCAGCTTATCGCTGCCGTGAATGATGCCTTGGAAGCCGCTTATGTTCGGGGCTTTCTCGGGTCTGGTGAATGGAATGGGGTACAGATTCTCAACCTCAAACCGGGACAGAGCTTACCGAAAGGTTACTCTGTTCAATCGCCTCCCTACTCTCAACAGTCTACGAGTGATCGCCAAGCGAGAAAGTCCATGCCGATCTACGCTGCGATTATCGAGGCGGGTGCAGTCCATTCAGTACTGATCGGCATCTACGTTCAACGATAAGAGGAGATAATCAATGTCTACAACCTACAGCTTCAAAGACACCAGCGGATCGTTTCAGCATCCTCTTACCAATGTGTTCCCATTCGCTGGTCAAATCGGTATGGGGCAGTTTACGATCTCGATGTCAACTGAGAAAACTGCTCATGATGTCGCTGCTGATGGCTCTGTGATGATCAGTGCCATAAGCGGCGATAACGGTTCACTTACAATTGAAGTACAACAGACCAGTGATCTTCACACCTTCCTGCTGGCTTGGTACAACACGATCAAAACTCTCATGGATCAGGGAGACGTGACGAACTGGACCACAGCCACAGTTACTTTGCGCAGCATCGTGGACGGCTCAACTCACATCTGTCGTGGAGTGAGCCCCAGCAAGATTCCGGATAAAGTCTATGCAGCTCAGGGCCAGAGAATCGCTTGGACCCTGATGTGTGCTGATATCCAGAACGTTACTCTGTAAGAAAAAGGAAACTTGATAACTATGGAATACAAAGACACTAGCATCGGTGAAAGAAAGTTTAGGCTAGGGCGTATGACCGCTTTAGTCGGTTCTCGAATCCTCAACGTACTGATTTCAACCAGTGCCAAGCAAACCAGTTCTGAAGCTCCCGCTGAAGAAAAGGCACAAGAGAAGTCACTCTTTGACAATCTCCCTGAAGAAGAGAAAGCCAATTTAATCATCGCTTCTTCGTGGATGTTAATCGGAACGAACGTTCCTGAGGATGTCTACACCCAGATACAAAAAAACTGCCTCAAGACTTGCTCTGTCTATATCAGCCCCGATGCGCCTCCCACTCCCGTTGTCATGTCTGACGGGAGATGGGCAGTAAAAGAAATCGAGAATGATATACCTACGGTCAATCAGCTCATCATCGAAGCTCTGCAATTCAATCTTGCTCCTTTTTTTACCGCGAGCGCGTTGAAGTCGGGATCAGCAGCGGCTCCGAAGCAGTAAAGCTCCCGAATTGTGACGGGTTTCTTTTTCGTCCTGTTGTAGCTAATTTCTGGCGACAGTGCGAAACTTGGGACGGTACTTACACCTTCCATGACTTACTCGATGCTCATGAGCTTCTCGATGCTAAAGATGAGAGTGAGCGCCGATCACACCAATCTCTGGGGAAGTGAATGAATACTGACATCATCAAAAGCTATCTTGTTGAGCTGGGATTCAAAGTTGACAATCGCCAGCTCAGTGCTTTCAATGAGGGGCTTAAAAAAGCTGCCTCAGTGGCGGGAGATGAGGTCGGAAAGATCACTAAAGGCTTTCTTGTAGCCGGAGCGACGATTACTGGGGTTTTAGCGAGTATTGCCGCTGGTACCATCGGTATGATGGGTCATGTAGCTGATGCCGATCTCGACATGCAAGTATTTGCCCGTAGAATGTATCTCGGGGTCGATGCCGCTCGTAAGATGAAGACTGCCACCGATGCTCTGGGATACTCCATTGAAGAAATTGTTTGGGGTCCACCTGAGTTAGCGGAGCGTTACCGTCAACTTATTCACGATCAGAATAGGATGCTGGCGGCTCTTGGTGGTACGGATTTTGAGCAACAAATGCGTCACTTGCGAGATATCCGATTCGAG